ATCAACAACCTCCTCATAGGTTATTCTATTTATCTTGGGATCATTCATTTCTCCAAGATACTCCCACTTTATACTCTTTTCTCCTAGTTTGTCAACTATAGAATTTTCAATAGATTCAACATTATCTTCCGCTAAAACTTCAAATTTAGCGGTATATTGATATGCATGTATTTGTACTAGGAATTTTCTCATATTTCTCACCTTATTTTGAAAATGTGGCGGAACTGTGTCCCGCCACATAATTAGTTTAGATTACGCACCTTCAACGCCGAAGATACCTCTATAGTCAGATGCGCCAAAAGCGTATCTTTCTCTAGCTTTGTATCTTACGTTACCAGTATCAAAGTCTCCTTCCATTGAAGTTGTCAATGGAGTTCTTGAGAACATTTTCATACCATTAGGAACGTCCGTAATAATGTACCAACTGTCAGCGTCAGTTAGGAAGTTGTTCACTCTGTAACCTTGAGGAATCATTCCCATACTGTTCACCGCATTGATGTCATTATCAGCTGTACCAGTTCTACCTTGAGATTTCATCAATCTCTCAGCATTGAATTGGTTTGCAGAAGGAACGATCATTTTCACTCCTTTTGCTGCAATTCTTAAACCTCTCTCGTCAGTCATAGCCGCAATGTCAATTAACGACTGCTCTAACGAAGTTTCGTTTAAGTCAGCTTGTGTTGCTAAAGTGTTTGAAACTGTACCAGCAATTGTAGTGTGGTCAGTTGCAAATAAGTTAGATCCATCACCTGTTTGGAACGCTGATGCTGCCGCGATTGACGGTAGACCATTGTTCAAAGGTGCTGCACCTTTAACTTCTTTAGCATTGGACATAGATCTTGCTAATGCTTTTGTGTATCTAGAAGAAAGTCTGTCATAAAGGTTGTCCTCTATTGCTTCTTCTGTGATTGCAAAAGCTAGTGCGATCGTTTCCATTGTGTAACGTGCTGTGTAAGTTTCTTGCGCTTCATCGTAAGCGATTCCTGCGCCTTCCGCTTTCACGTCAGCATTTGCGAATCCAGATAACATTACTTCCTCTTCGAAAGCCCTGTCACTTGATTCTGTTACGTATATTTCAGCGTGTTGATTTTCGTAACGCTTGTACTCCAGGCCGAATAGTGCATTCAAACCTGGCTCTAGTTCTTTAACTAGCTGTGCTCGTGATATTGCCATTTTTTATGCTCCTATTATTATGCGCTATCCTTAAACTCGTTTAGATTAGCAACAATAACAACCTTGCAGTAAGCTGCAGTGATGTCTTCGTTTTCAGGGTCTTCAGCGACTCTGACTAATCTCCAAGTGTAATTGGTAGCATGTGTAGATCCAATATCTAAAGTATTTGTTGATCTCCCTGTAGTAGTACTTCCTGCTGCTGAATTCAGACCATATGTTTCCATAAAGCCTGCTTGAGTAACAGCAGCGTCCGTAAGGACTGTGTACTCTTGCCAAGGGTTATCGTTTACAAAACCTTGAATATTTTCACTGTTCGGCGGAGTAACTTGTGCATAGTAATTGCTCCATGTCGGCTTCAACGTAGTTGGCGCCGTATAGAAACAACCATTAAAAACACCGATTTGGCTACCCGTAGTAGCAGACGTTCCTTCTACGATATATCCACTCGCTGATTTAACTGGAGCACCTTGGTAGATGCTAGTTGATTCATTAGATTGGATAACATATTTAGATTGTCCACCTGTCGCTGGAGTATTCCCCAACGTCATACTAGGTGTTAAACCATTACCGGCACTTGCTCTATTTGCCATAGTTTATCTCCTTTTGTCCTCGAAAGGACGGTTTATATTAATTCGGATAGTAGGGAATTGGTTGTTATCCCGAGAAATAATTAAAAAATTACTTCTTTGTACCACCGAAGGTTTGCTTCGAATTCCTATCAATTTTGATAGGCATTCTTTTATCCTGATCCCTAAGTAAGTCGTTTTCGATCGCTTCGTCTTGACCTTCAGAAAGTGATTTCTGATAATCAATTCGCTGCTGCGCGAGTTCTTCGGGTATCCTTGCCAGGAGAAGGCCTCCTACTCCTATGACTCCAGCGTATTTACCGTCTGTGACAATTGGATAATCTGAATCTTTATATTCGTCAGCTCTCACTAACTCATATCCAGATCTCAATCTACCATGAATATTTTTCTGGTCATTGAAACCTAGTGATTCAGCTCTGATCCATCTGTGCCTAAAGCCGTCTGGCGCTGGCGGTGCATCAAGAGATGAAGGGGGCTTGTACTCTTTAGGACGTTCAGTTTTTGTCCGAGTTTCAGCCGCACGAGAAGTTTTTTTATCTTTTATCATATTATGCTCCTTCCGTGAGTTTTACTTGCTTCGCATATTCTTCGAGTGGCACGCCTAATTTTTTAGCTATTGCTACTTGTGATGACGTGAGTCTCACTTGTTTGCGTCCTGTTTTTGCGCTTCTGTTAGCCGAAGCAACCGACTGAACGGGTTTGGACGTTGCTTGTGTTTCATTATTACCAAATTTATGAGCAAAGTCAACCCTAATCCTTTTATCAATCTCTTCATAATATTCTTGAGATTTAGGATCATAGCCTTCTTTTTCCACTAGATCTTTGTGAATTTCGAATGCAGTGAATGTCATAGCTCTATCTGTACCGAACCATCTATTCTTTGCAGCCCAATCTTCAGCCATAGGATCTGCCTGAGGCATTTGTTGTGGAGTCTCAGTTGGTAATTTACCACCGTCTGACAGTCTAACAGGCTCATCCTGTTCAACTGGCGTTTGTTTTCGTTGCTTGATTTTAGCATTCTCGAAAGCTAATTCAGCAATTCTTTTGTTAGCTTCGACTTGAGCTTTTGCATCACCGGCTTCAATTGCAAGCGCTAATTCTTTTTGCGCTGAATCCATTCCAGTTTTTACATTTTCTTCAAATCTAGCTGTATAATCAGAATCAATTTTTTGAAATCTTTCCTGATCAAGTTTTCTTTTTTTCTCTACAGCTTGAGCATATTCTACAGCAGCAGCTTCTCTACGTTCTGCTTCTCTCATCTTACGAGTCAATTTAGCAATACGTGCTTGAACACCTTTACTGTAATCCTCTAACTTAGAGTCTTCTTTTTTTTCTGTTTCTTGTTCCGTGGGTTGTGTTTCTTCTTTTACTTCCGTTACTGTTTCTTCTTTCTCAGGAGCTGTATCAATTACAGCTTCATCCTTTTTTTCTTCTACAGCTACATCGACCGCTGGGCCTGATGTATCTATATCAACCGATTTTTCACTCGATTTTATTTTTTCCTCTTCTGGCATAGTTTCTCCTTATCTATGTTAAAATTTGTGCAATATATCCGTTGGATCTTGCACAGTTGCTAGTACTTCGTCATCGTTTAAAAGACGAACTTCCCCACCCTCAATTTCTATTCTAGATCCTGCGTAACGTGCAAAGATTATCCAATCTCCGACCTTGCACCATGGACCTTCTGTAAATCTCTCTTTATCTGAATAACAATCAGGACCCATAGCAAGAACGTTTCCGCATTGCGATCCTACTTGTTGTCTCTCAATTGTTTCTTGTCCTAATAAAACTCCACCTTTAGTTTTCTCATTCATTCTAAATGGTAAAACTAAAAGCCTCCAACCAGTTGGTTTAGGAAGTTTAGCTTTTTCGTTTGTAACTTCTTTTTGTTCTTTTGATTTTTTTAATCCTACTAACTCTTTATTTGGTGTTAGGATTTTTGCTGTTGATGTTAATAACTGTTCCTTTTGCGTCATTTAGCTCCTTATCGTTTAGCAGGTTAGAGATTTCCTGTCGCACTGATTCCAGCGCGTTTATTTGTCCTATTATATACTTATATGTCTCCATATTGTCAACCCCTCCGGACGTAACCGAGATTGATAATTGATCTACTCTTCTAGTGATGGCTCTTCTAAGACTATTTAAGACTTGTTCTGGTTCCATATATTATCTGATGGCAGCATTACAGGCTTCACAATGAACTCTATATCTTGTATGTCCTGAACAATGGCCAACGCTTTCTACTGTAGCTTCTTTCACTTCTTCAATTATATCGTTAACTTCTTCTACTTTAGGTTCTTCTTTTTTAGATAAAAAACCTTTTATCCAATTTATAAAATGTGTAATCATTATTTGATTTCTTTACCGTGTCCTCTTTTAGCAACTCCTCTAGAGCTAACTTCTCTAACAATTCTTTTCTTCTCAGCTTTTAAATTTTTTTTACCTTTTTTAGTATATGCATGTTCTGCATCTACTCTGCCAAGTTCTTCTAACTCATTCATTTTTCTTGTATTTGACATTACGATTTTCCTTTTCTTTTCTTAGCCATTTTTTTGAACGTCATTGCTAACGCTTTTGCTCTTCCAGTGCAACCTTTTTTTGTAATAGGTGTACACTTGCCTTTAGTT